GAAAAGTTCCCAAAAATGATGTCCCTCCGTCCAATCGTATATGACCCTGATACAATGGAAGTCTTAGGCGGAAATCAGCGACTTCTTGCTATTCGTGCTCTCGGTATGAAAGAAATCCCTGATACCTGGGCGAAATCTGCAGATGAGCTTACAGAAGCTGAACGAAGAGAATTCATTATCCGTGATAATATCCAGGCTGGCGATTGGGACTTTGAAATTCTAGAGGCGGAATTCAATGATTTCGCTCTTCAGGAAATGGGCATAGATATGCCAGATATGATTGATATTGAAAAAATTCCAAAAGAAGTAGAAATAAAAACATCTTTTGATATAATCATAAATTTTGATACTGAAGAAGAATTGCAAGAAGCATACGAAAAATTAACGAAAGAGGGCTATAAATGCAAAATTTCGATATTATAGTCGAATCGCCAATACAGAAAACCTACAGAAGCCAAGTTACCGTCGGAACCTATGATATTACTGATGAAAAAATAACAGAAAGATTTACGGGGTGTATTGATATAGAGAAAGAAGCTGATTGGTCTATCGGCATAATATACGGAAATTCAGGAACAGGGAAATCTACTATAGCAAGAGAAGTTTTCGGAGAAGAATATATTCCAGAACATCATAATCAGTGCGTGCTGGATGATTTTCCCAAAAATCTGGATATAAAAACTATACATCAGATGCTTATCAGCGTTGGATTTTCTTCACCGCCATCCTGGCTGAAACCGTATAGCGTTCTGAGCACTGGCGAAAAAATGCGAGTTGACTTAGCAATGGCACTACTTTCGGATAGAGATATAGTAGTATTCGACGAATATACCTCCGTCGTAGATAGAACTGTAGCAAAAATAGGCAGTATGGCTGTTGCAAAGTCTATCAGAAGAACGAAGAAAAAGTTCGTTGCAGTTTCGTGTCATTCTGATATTATTGAGTGGCTCCAGCCTGATTGGGAGTTTTGTACCAATAATATGAGTTTTTTGCGGAGGTCTCATCGGCGACCAAAAATTGAATTATCAATATATGAAACAAAGGGTTATTGGCCAATGTTTAGCAAATATCATTATCTAGCGCATAATATGAATAATGCGTCCAAACAATATGTAGCATTTTATGAAAATGTACCAGTAGCCATAACTTGCGTTCTGCCACAATGTGGACAGAAAAATATGTATAGAGAACACAGAACCGTTACGCATCCTGATTATCAAGGCGTTGGAATTGGTTCCACTCTAAGCGATTTTATAGCACATAAATATGTATCTTCTGGGAAAAGATACAGAAGTGTGACCTCCAATCCCGCCTTCATAAAACATCGTGAAAAAAGTCCAAATTGGATATTGGTATTTTCGGGAAGAAATAATCGGCATTCCATCAGAAGACTTGGTGGAGCGGGAATTAGAAAAGTTACAGCCTGGGAATATGTGATAAATGACAACAAAAAAGACAAAGAATAAAACAGGTAGACCTAAGACGCAGATTGATCTGGAGCAGGCTGAAAAGCTCGGAATGTTACAGTGCACAATCAAGGAATGCTCTGCGTGGTTCGGTATACCGCCATCTACGCTCAGTGGGCACAAAGAATTTCAGGAAGCTTACAAAAAAGGCTTAGAGAACGGAAAGCAGGATTTACGACGCAAACAATGGAGATTGGCTGATAGAAGTGCGGCTATGGCTATCTGGCTTGGGAAACAATATCTTGGTCAGAAAGATATCCCCGATGGTGAATCTTTTCCTGCAGTGACTATAATCTTGAAACCGAAACAATTAGCGGAATCAGATCCCAATGCTAAAGATTGAACTTCACGAAGAAGACTTTCTCCCGCATCAGTGGGAGTTCCTGAATTCTTGGGACAGGACGCTTGGACTTGTGGGCGGTCTTGGTTCAGGGAAAAGTGTTGCATTCCTGTTCAAGACCCTGATATGCCTGATGAGCCGTCCTGGTGCGAATGCGAAAGCGAATATAGGAATAGGCTATCCTACATACGAGATGGGAAAGAATATCTTTTTCTATCCATTCTGCGAGCTTCTGGAATCGTGCAATATCCCGTTCTACGCCAATAACACGGGATTGCAGATTACCTGTTCTTTTGGCAGAATTGCCATAAAATCGCTTCAGCATCCAGAGCGTATCATAGGCGAGACTTTCACGGATGCAGGCGTAGATGAACTGGATTCCATTCCTATGCCGAAAGGTGAAAAGATAGTGAAGCGGTTCCGTGAAAGACTGAGAGGTCGCACAGACTCGCAATTCTTTCTCGTGAGCTCACCTGAAGGATTTTCCACCTGTTATGAAATTCTCCAACACAATCCGAATCCAGGAACGAAATTAATCCGTGCAAGAACCTATGACAATTACCACCTCAGCAAATCTTACATTGACGACATATTAGCGAGTTATGACAGAAATATGGCTCGTGCATATCTGGAGGGCGAATTCGTGAATCTCAATTCCTTGGCAGCATATTACGCATTCCAGCGAGAACGACACATTGCACAAGTCCCGAAACCTGAAAGAGGGACTACACTTCATATAGGCGTAGATTTCAATGTGCATCCTATGACAGCGTGTGTAGGATATTTCGATGGCGATGCATACAAGGTCTTCAGTGAATACTATGTCCTGAATTCTAATACTTTTATGCTGGCAGACTTGATTTATGCTGATTATGGCGGAGACTATCCTATCATCATTTATCCTGATCCCACTGGCGGTTCACGGAAAACGAGCTCTGATATCTCCGACTTGGAGATACTTCAGCGAAAGGGTTTCGAACTTCGCTATAGATATGGCTTCACTCAGCGTCATAGCCTGAACCTGACCAATGGTGCATTCGACCACGACAGGATAATCATTGACCCGTCGTGCACGCATCTCATTGCTGACTTGGAGCAGGTGGTGACCGACAATTATGGGCAGATTGAGAAGCCTGCAGGAACGATGCTCACGCATATATCTGACGCATTGAGAAATGTGATATTGATCAATTCACTGGAGAAAGAACAGAACAGGGATTGGGTGCGATTATGAGCTATTCTGAAGTTCTTATCCAATCCGCACAGATAGAAGCCCTCATAAAGAATGAAGAGCGTAGAAAAGAGCGTGCATATAAGGCTCTCTGCTATTATGACGATATTCAGGAACCATTTCTTGAGAAAGCGCTCCGATACCGCTATCCCAACACCTATACAGATGTATTGCCGTTTATGGTTACTATTCCGCTTTCGAAATCAATGGTGCGTCAATTGGCGAAGCTTTTTCAGAGCGACCCCGCAATCAATCTAAGGGGCATTGATGAGACTTCAGCAATTGCAGAAGCATTCTCGAAGCTACTCGATGAATGCAAGCTCTATCAGGTCTTAGGGCAGATTGACCGTATCTGTGAGACTTGCCACCAGGTAGGCGTGCTTCCGCATTATGACGCAAAGCGAGACCGTGTATACTTGCAACTCATAACGCCAGACAAAGTGACTGTATGGCAGAATGAGAAAGACCCGACACAATTAGACGCACTCGCATATCCTATTCTGAACCGTGAGAATACACTCATCGCTCAGAAAGGCAATCGCTATGCGTTCTGGACTGAGGACACCTATCAGGAAATAGAGATTCTAATGAATGGAAAGATAGAGCCTATACCTGGCACGGAAGCTCCCAATGTCTATGGGCGTATTCCTGTGATATGGTTCAATATTGAATTGCCAATGAATCGTTTCTGGATTGATAGTGGATATCCCATTATGAATGCGAATGAGACAGCGAACTTGCAATTGACTGCATTCAATATGGGCATAGACTTCCAATCTTTCGCTACTATGGTGACAGAAGGAATGCCTGAATCGCAGGTCATTACCTCGAATGTGAGCCGTTTCTTGAATATCCCGAAGGATAAAATAACGGGAACCTTGCAAGGCAAAGCGTATTACATTAATCCTGGCGTGAATCTGAACAGTATCTGGCAGGTCATCAATGACCAGATATCTCTCGCTGCTGCATTGCTGGGCATTTCTACTGATTTCATTCGTGGTGGTGCGAACTATAGTTCTGGATATCAGCTCAGGCTTTCAATGACAGGCGTCATAGACCATAATCAGGCGAAACGCTCAGTATATCGTGAATCAATCAGAGAGCTGGTACAAATCATAATGGATTGCAAAAGGATATACGGGAAAGTCAATCTGCCTACCGATGCAGACATAAATATAGATTATGCCGATGTGCAGGTAACGCCGAATCAGATGGAGCTGGAACAGATACGCACATTGAAACTGGCGAATGGGACAATGTCCATTATAGACGCCATAATGGAAGATAATCAGGACTTAGACCGTCAGGGCGCCATAGAAAGAAAAAAGCAGATAGATAGCGAGAATGCGATATATCGCACTCCTAATCTGACCACGGGAATGTTCGAATAATGTATGACAAAATCTTAGATGAGCAGATAGAATGGTTCGAAAGAAACCTGGATAAGGTTCTAAGTGCGTTCCAGAAAAGAATTGAGATGCTGATAGGCGATTTCCAGACTACCAATGGCATCCTGATATACAGTGATATCAATGTCCAGCAGGCGTATCAGAGTTATGCAGCACTTCAGCAGAT